AAAAGACTTGGCCCTATTAATAGCCGCACGATTAAGTTCATAGCCGTGATAATGAGTGGTGGGGGCTTTGCTACGAGGAGTGGGGCCTTTCCTTTTATCTACGCGTAAAACAATACCTACCACGAGCAGAAAAAGAATTGCACAAATTCGTATAGTTCGTCTCATAGAATATCTCCTATCGGTGGCCCGTCTGGACAACATTGATAGCACCAATGTTCGGGCCCCGCATTATGCGATTTAAGTCCTACACGTATCACTTTCTTGTTGGCTATAAGGGGAGCTACGTCTCTGATATACTTCGCCTTTTTGCGCCGTGTCAGTTCACGCATAAGACACACGCGATTCTCTCTTCGTTTGATATCATATCTTTGACATATTCTAAAAAATAATTCCGCAGTCTTGGCGGTCGTCAAAAATCCCTCGTTCATTTCATTTCCCCATTGGTTAATGTCTCGAATCGATACTTTTCCCGTAATTTCCGCTTTCTCTTTACCTCGTTGCGCATATCCATATCTGAGCGCCCAAAAAAGTACTCAGCAGTAAGAATAAGAGATATGTACAGATCAAAGACGAGCGATAAGGCCTCATATACGTGCATCCACGCCTCGAACTTTCTCATACTTACTATGACTCCATGCTCCACAAGATGTACATTGGTAGCGGTGTGCCTTGCCAACTTGTGACATTTGCCAACCCCTAGCTTGGAGGGTGTTTTTCTTCCCGCATACTGGACATTGGCACCCATCCTCATTCATAGTAGCGATGTTGGGGTGCTTGAATCCTAGCGCGCGAAGCTTACGATATACCTCTTCAGTAAGATTCACGTCATGGATATTATGCGTTATAATCTTGTCTAGGGCCTTCTTGTTCCCCGCTCCGGCCAGGAGCCAATCATTCATATCCGTTTCGGTCTTCTGTACTCGGCATCTCAAAAACTCACCCAAGGCCTTAAGAGAGTTTTTGACACGCATCTTTTTGTATGCTACCTCACACGTATCGAAGTGCGGGATGGCTGGTAGCGGGGCATGACCCCAGTGCAATAGCCGACTGTTAAGCCATGGTATATCGAACCACTTAGAGTTATGGCCAACGATCATATCAGCCTTGATGAGCTTGTCATAAATGGACACTACTAGTTTTTTATCGTTTAGCGGATTCTGGCGAATATTGTCGCGGGAAAGAATTTCCACTTTTGGTTTTCCAAACTCTTTGAAGCCGCAGCAAAGCATGAAACCTTTGTCGGCCTTAAAATTAAAAGTGTGACACTCCACGTCGAAAATAATTATTTTTGCCATTAGTTATCTCCTGTTTTACTTCTCTCTTCTATTATGACCTCTGCAAGCAGTCGCGCACCTAGCATCATCTCATATATTACTTGAAGTGAACCCGCGAAGCCTATCGAGCCATACATCTTCCGCATCTCGAACTTTAATTGAGCGAGGTCAAGTTCAGAAGGTTCAATCATCGCTTCCTCCGCTGTGCCGCCGTTTTCTTCTTGTGGCAAGTCTTACAAACAACTCTTTGGGGCCCAAAAAACATCTTTTCTATAAACTGCGCCACATCTTGCCACTTCTCCAGGGTACCGATAGCGGGCTCGTGATCTACCTCACCCGCCCATATAGGCCAATCACGACCACATAGTGGACACACGAAACCCTTACCATTCTCGGGATCATCTATAGTGGCCGCCTTGAGAATCACCCGCCGCTCTGCACTTCGACTCCAAATAAGTCGGATCGCCGACCGAAGCTTTGTCTCTAGTGTCTTAGGCTTTTTCACTATAATATTTCCGACAATAAGCCCGAAACTTATCCATGACCAATTCTATGTTTAATGTGAAGCGAGCAGTTTGGGCTATGAAATATTTATTGGAATTCCACATTGCTCGTCCCATCTCGTCGATAATAAGACCAAGCTCTGCGTCTAGTTGACCTTGTTTTTTAGACTTTCGCCGAGTTCCAGTCTGTTCCATACGATACCTCCGCTTTCAATTTAAGTGTTGGCATCCACTTTGGTGCCTTTTCCATACATATCTTTAGGCGTTTTACTGCATAAACTGGATCTTGGTCAATACACAGAATCTCATCATGCGCTTGCCCAACGGGATACAACCCTTCATCTTCGGATCGCTCAATGGCCTCTTTACAGAGTTCACCAGCAAGGGCTTGACATATATTTTCTATTATCTTTCCGCCATACAGTTTTGTAGGCTCGGCTTCATAGACCTTATGGTATACATCATATATCCATTCATCATCGACCTGGCGAAGGTTTGGATAGCGAATTTTCAACCCAGATGGGAGTATGATAGCACACTTTTCCACCTTCAAAAATGGCGCAAACCAAATGCAACCAACCTTTCCTCCCGCGATAAGCGGTAAAAGCGAACGCGCATGTTCCCATAGCCTCGGGACATTCGAATAGGTTGCTCGGTAAAGATTTACTGTTTCCCATGCTTCGTCCTCCGATATGTCCATCCCAGTCTGCGCTTTGACAGTTGTCTTGAACTTCTTAGCCCCCATATTATAGCCTAGGCCAAGGATAGAACATTTGCCAAACTGCCGTTCAACTTTGTCTGCCTTAGTGATTCGTCGTTTGTACTTTAAAGATGCGAAATCAGCATATACATCTTCGTTGTTTATAATTTTGCTCATAAGCTTGGGCTCTTTGGCTAACCAAGCAAGTAACCTTAATTCAATGGCGGCAAAGTCCCCAATAACGAGCTGATGCTCTTCAGGACTACATACAGCACTACGAAGAAAGCTACCCCGAGTAAAATTTTGAGGGTTGCCCCCGGCGCCGCTCCCGCCCGAGTAGCGATGCGTCTGAATAGCACCCGAAAAACCGATATCAAAGGGGAAGAGGCCAGTCTTAGCGATAGCCAAAAGACTTTCGCCTCTTGTTTCAAGGAGATTGGACTTACTTGCGATGCGGGCGGCGTAGAGTTCGGGGGCGGCCACTGCCAAATGTGCAAGTCCCTCGTCTGTTCGTGCAAACGCGGGTATAGACAGTCCGGTTCTGGTGGATCGCTTGGTAGGGACGGTGTAACCGCGTTCTTTGAGCAAATCCGCAAACTGTTTGTTACTAGATAGGACTTTTTTATCGACCCCGCTTTTGTTAATAATCTCTTCCCGCCGCGCTTTTTCATTTTCGACTCCTTTCTCCAATATTGTCGCATCTAGCACGAGTCTAGGCTCAACAAAACAGCGAAGAGTCCAATCCATCGGCCCCAGTTGCGAGACAGGGAACTGCGGCATCAATCTTTCATATATCGCCTTACATATATTGACGTCGTTCTTACAATACTCCCCTAAAGCGACTAGCTGGCTGGACGAAGGATGTAGGATTCCCTCGCAAGAGATTTCTCCTTTGGGCATCATCCCCAGATATTCAGCTAGTCGTTTAAGCGAGTATCCCGACACATTGTTGCCGAGAACGGCTTTTGCTAGTCCAATCGTATCCATCCATGCGAAAGGCAGAACACCGTATCGCCAAGCGAGGATCGCACCATCAAACTTGCATTCGTGTGCTATCACCACTGTATTAATCCAATCAACGGCAGCAGTCCAAAGCTTTATTTCACGGTCATTCATTAATAGGTGCGTTTTCTCTTCGCCCAAGAATCGATAGGCCATACAATGCGGTTTAAAGCGACTATCACGCACATATTCTGTCACATTCATAGAACGCAGATCATATCCTATCTTGCGATCATAGAATGTTTCAAAGTCAACAACTACAATATTCTTGCCCTTGTAAGTTAAAATGCTGGCGATCCTTTCTTAAGCTTTCCTTCGACCATTTCCGCACCCGCAATATTGAAAAAAGTGGCCGCCCCGTGATCTTCGTCTTTTTGGTCGAGAAACCACTTCACACAATGGCGTAAGGCCGATGCTTTGAACCTCCGCAATTCGGCATCGCCACTGGCTTTTCGCCAGTTTTCTTCGCCATACTTTTTAGCCCCGCGTGCCATGAGTGCCGCCCAACGTTCTAGCATGGGCCAGTCGAGCAAGTCATAGCGTTCTTTATTCTCTTGCGTATCCCGCACCATACCACTTGTAAATTTTTCCCGCTTGCCGCTGTCTTTTGTTTCAAAGTGCATTGGATGTTTCTCCTTTCGGTGTTTCTGGATACTCGAAAAAGATGCGTCCCACCCTTCTTGCCATTCACAGTCTGAACATTTAATCAGTCCCCCTATCTCAAGCATTGCAGTCCTCCTTCGCCTTAAAGTACATGCCTTGTAGCCACATAAATCCTGCCAGAAACATCATAGGTACGAAACGAATGTCCCCATTAACCGCAAGAATTACGGACACGACTATATCGATAGCGGCTAAGGCGAAACAGCCTTTATACACTGTCGCTACTGACATAGACCTCGCCGTTGATTCTCGCCTTCTTATCCTCATACGGACCAGCCACCCTTCGGTATACCTCTAGTTTGGCACATTCTAGGGCGCCTATAGCGGCATTAATAGACGTATAACTGACGCCTGACATCACTAAAAAAGAATCTACCAACTTGGTTATCAGATAATTCAGCTCGCCCGGCTTCGTAGGCTTACGTCCATCCTCCAGACTAGCGCGGATTGCAGATTCTATATACGGCATTGGTTTAGTCTCCTTTTTATATAAGTAAACGCTTGCGTCTGCGTCGCACAGATCTTTGTGGCTAACACAGTTGTGAAGTTTGTTAGTTGTTTATTGGCCATGCGAGGAGCCACAAGAACAATAGGGCGCCCATATATGAAGTGCATATACGCCATTTCCCAAGCAGTTCCCGAGCTAGAATTATCGCCCGTTAATACAACTATAGCTTTGCATCGGTCGAGATGTTTAAAATCCTTTCTGACATACCAATGCATACGCTTCATGTTTGGCTTCGAGTCTATAAGACGGCTGGGACTTATAGTCTCATCTTCTGCTGGATCATAATATGTAAGGCCGAGTGCATAGCATATTGTCTTTGCCCGCTCGCGTTCATCTAACACATCTGCACCAAAGCGTCCATGCATCGAGCCGGCAATATAGACATCATAGAACAGTCCGCTCATGCTTCTGCGACCTTATTGGGATAGTCCTGCCAGTCAAAGCAGGTGCTATGAATAATCTCCACGCACTTTTGCGGTTGCTCTATGGCGAAGTGCACGTCGCTGTCAATGGCTCTATACTCCGACAGCATAACAGCCACAATCTTATCACCGTTCTTAAATTGATATTCACAAACAGGGCAATACTTATCGTTCATTTGGGTGTCTCGATTAATAACTGGCACCACAAGAAATCTTCCGTCTGCACGGCAAATTGTAGTATACCATCGACATAAAACTTAATAAGCGAGCCGTCCTGGTCGATTTCTGATTGCGCATCAATTTTATAAGTATTTTGCCGTGTAAAAACCTTTAGATATTGTTTAGTTTCCATTTCCCCTCCGCATAACAAACATTCATTTTTGGTATTTATGGTACACCAGCCGTGCTTTTTACAATAGCCCCAAAGCTCATCGGTCACTTTTTATCTTCTTTCTTTGTGTGTTTGGCGCAAGCTGTATAATACCACCCATGTCCTCGTAACTTACCCGGTTTCCCACACGTCTCGCATGTCTTCGAGCTTTGACTTTCTGCCTTGTCTACGATCGTATACATTTCGGGAGTACCGCCCGTCATATAGAAACGAAGGGTGCCGTACTTCTCTTTGATCTGGCTGGCGCGTGGCCACCAAGGCTCGGCGTCTCCAGGCCATATCTCCACCCTCACCCATTCGTTCAGTCTGCGTAGCACCAGCAAAGGATGGCAAACGGACCACTTCACTCCATACCAATTATCCACAAGAAACCAAGGAAAGGGATTGCTCTCTTCCATGTGCGCCGCCATGTAGGCGACTATTAGCGGCTCTAGTTCGATGGCGGCCTCATAGATAATTCCCATCCATCCTGCCCCGATTTCAAAACCCCAACAAAGAGCAGTTGTTTGCATACTGGCATGACGATCGGCGAATAAATAAGGAAATCTTTCGCATAAAAGTTGATCTGTAATATTCGGTTTCACAATTCTCCCTTCATCATTTCTTTCTTAAATTCTACCCAGCACAAATCACAAAAGGCATTCCTGTCCCGTTTGCCGCACCATTGACAGTATAAGATTCTGCTAGACACTATTTAAGACCCATTAACCGTTTGAACGCTTCCCGCGCTTGCGCCGGCACAACGGCATTGCCCAGGGCTCGCAGACGGTCCACCCGCTTTGGAATCCCATAAGCCACTCGACCCACGCTGGGTTCAGTCGCCCACCAGCAGGCCGAGTCTCGGCGAGGTTTGGCAGACTCGAAGACTGGTTGCATGTTCCCTTCCAGTCCCTCGCGTTCGGAGTCGGCCACATCTTTACCACTTGCTCCAGTATCGGGCGAAACCCCGGCGAACTGTAGCCTCCTACCTTGTTTGCTCGCGGCGTGGGCCAGCAGAAACCACCTTTCTCTTTTGTGGTTTGCCCCCACGTCCGCAGCGGATAGAGTATCCCACCGACAGTCATACCCGATTTCGGCCAGAGCTTTGACGACTCTTTCGGCCCCACGCGTTCGGATCGCGGGGACGTTCTCAAGGAATATGAAGGCGGACTTGATTTCTTCGGCCAGGCGCACGATCTCAAAGAAAAGGCCGCTACGCTCCCCTGCCAGGCCCG